GGCCTTGTTAGTATATTCAATCTTATGGTATAAGCGTGGAACACTTTCAAAGAACTCACGAATCTTTTCAAATGTCTTGACATCAAGACCATCTAAGAATTCAGAGATCTCTTGTTCACTGAAGTCGTCAGCAACGTATACGCTATCTTCGTCATAGATCGTATCGATACAGTTGACAATAAAGAAGGTCATTAGATCGACCTCATTATCGAATCCACCCATCTTATCAGTGATAGATGCCGATGGATATTTCATCGTCATGCCAACGTTATCAGTAATTTTAATCTTTGAGTTAATGGCCGACGGCATCTCAATTTCGATAGTGTCAAGATCTAGATCGAAGTTATACACTTCGTCATCTTCTGTATCACGATAAGAAAGCTTTACGACGTTATTAACGGACTTGGCACGCAGCTTAAGGAATGCGTACTCGATATCAAAGATAGCTAACGTATCTAAATCTAGATCATCTTGGATACAGTTGTTCAGAATTTGCTTGATAGCTCTAATGATTTCACTATCGTTGCCACTTTGTTGTGCAATTAGAAGGATCTTCTCTTCTTTAACAAGGAACGGTCTGAATGTGACCTTCTTCCCTGTTGAAGGGATGACCATATCAAATAGTGGCTGATCAATTTTTGGTAAAGGCATTATAATACTCCATTATGTTTAAGGACCAAGAACTCTATTCTGTGGTGAATTAGGACTTACAACTACTCCTGTAGGAGCTGTTTGTTTAGATTCGGTTGCATTTGGACGAGATGCATTTGCAGTCGTTGTGATGTTTTCACCGGTCGGGGATCCTGCTGCATCAGCTGCGGCCTTTCCACCTTTATCCGATGGTTGTTTCTTTTCTTCGTATGGACTGACTAAAGCTTCAAGGTTATCATAAGATACTTGGTCAGATATCTTTTGAGGAGCTTTCATTCTCATATTTACATATGCAAAATTTACGGTAAGCTTCTGGATCTGATTCTCGTCTGACCACGCAAGGTTTATCGATTGAATATTCATTGGGAAGACATCAAACATTTCATATTCAGTTACGACTTGTTGTTGTCTATTATATACATATATTCTGACGACAGGATTAGTGTACGCATCTTTATATCCAACCTCGAACGGCGAGTATCCGCCAAGTTTATCTCGGTATGATGAATTGCTGATTGTTGCTCCTTCTCCGCTTATACCTGGCGAGTCATGAGAAACAATTGTATTCACCCATTGATGCATAAAGTCGATAATCTCAGACTTGCTATCAACCAACCATGTCATAGAAACGTCACTGAACTGGACACCGTACGGAACCTTCTCTACAGGACCATAGCCGTATCTGCGAATGTTCTCTTCCTCAAGCAACGATGGCGTCGGAAGAATGATGTTTTCACATCTCATCATCAATGTACTTCTCTTGTTTGTCACGAAGTTTGTCAATGGCTGGTTTTCAGGGAACCCGGTTCTGAATGGCGCAAACGTTACAAGATACGAGTGAGATGGTAATACGTCTTGGTTAAGAACCTCTGTTAGAAAACTGTTGAGGTTGAAAACTTGCTTTGATGCTGTACCAGTAGTTTGAGTTCTATCTGTCTGGTTTATAACACTGGCATTGCTTGGTTCAAGTTCCTGATCACTTGGCTTCGGTGCTGTTGAAAAGTCAAAAGGCTTTGGCGTTTGTTGTGCCGTCGGTTTCGCTTTATTTACAACTTGCTGCGAAGATATATCACTACGCGTTGGTTTTTCTTGGCCCGCTAAAATATTTTTGGCCTTTTCAGGAACATAAGCATTTCTTAAATCTGTTTCTGCTTGGCGTCTAATCGCGGCCTGATTGCCGCCTGCCCCACGCGCGCCGGCCGCATTATTAATTTCATTTATTCTTTGGTTAAGAATTTTTGTTCCTTCTGGTTCTAATAACCACAAGTTAAAACTCTGATTAGCTCTTATTGTAGCATCAGCATTTTTTCTGTTTTGCGCATCAGCTTTGATTTGGGCAGGGCTGCCTCTTCTTCCTCTTCCGTCGTAATTACTAGGACTGGCGACTCTCTGGCCTTCAACAATAGGTTGAAATCTTGACATTACTTCCTAACCCCTAACATCTTCTTTGATTGACTCCATACCTGAGTCTTAGTCTGTTTGACAAAGCGTTCTGTCGGCAAGAACAAAGCAACATCCCATTCCGAAGGATATATGTACATGAACCTAGAACGTACATGGTCATCAAGATAGTGTTTTACGCATGGTTCAAAGAACTTGAGCTTCGATACCGACTGTAGAAGCGAATAGTTCATCTTAATCTTAGTAGACTCGTCATAACGTGTATTGTTGGCATAATCATATAATCCATCCATCAGTCTTGCACGAAGCTGTGGCGGAAGATAGTGTAGGTTTAAACCATAGAATCCACCTGGCACCTTACGAAACGGAAAGACTAATGGAAACCGGTCATAATATGCTAGCTCATCTTTCCACTTAGGATCGTAATAAAACATATACATCTGGCCGATGATTAGTCTTGATTGAAGTCTAGACTGATCGCCTCTCATAAGTTCACGTTCGTTTATACGTGAGATCTTCTGTGCAGTATCACGAAACCAATCACGGGCCTCCTGCGTACGGGCAGGTATTTGTCCAGCACGAACACCTTGTGTAATGATTGTGTCAAACACTGTTGCCATTAAAACGTGATTCCTAATTCAATTTCTGTTAAGATCTCGAACTTCCATCCTCGATCTTTGCAATAAGCTGCTGCAGCTTCCCATTTGCTACTATTTATCCCCCACGTCTGGACCTCAGTAATATACCGCTTGTTAGGTTTGCCAGACTGCACTTTTGGCGGAGAACATTGTGCCTTTGGTTTAATTTCTATAATAACGGTATCTATTTTACCGTCAGGCGTCTTCTTCTTGACAGTAAAGTCAGGGAAGTATCTATGGATTCTGCCGTCAATAGGAGATCTATAAGGAATGATTAGTTCTTCACTTCCCCATTGCACTACACCAGGATGACTATCTAACCACCCCATGAATTTTAGTTCCCACCTACTTCTGTAGATAATATTTGTCGGATCACCAAGATATTTTTGAGGGTTTCTCGGTTGAAACTTTCCTTTATATGCCATATTCTATTTATAAATAGATTCGAACAGAAAATAAAAGAGAAGCCAATGGCACTTATTAATCTTAATATAAAAAGTTTCAGAAAAGATGCAGGCGGTATTGCCAATAGACTGGTCAACAAGGCCATTAACAAGGTTGAGCAGAAATTAGAGAACGCCGTAGAGGATGCTTTTGCAAAAGGTCTAAAGAAAATCGGCTTATCTGATTCGGTTGCAGGGGAACTATCTGCGCGGTTTGGTGATGCTTTTTCTAATGGCAGAGCAGATGATTTCTTTAAGAGTTCTACTGCTGAGCAAAACCGAGTAACTCCTAAAGAGATTGAAAACCGTCTTTTGGCAGGTGAAGCTGAAACCACTTTAGATGCCGTGCAAAAGATCAATACAAAAGATATTACTCAATCTGCTGTGATGCAGTTCCCTGATCAGATGGGGAAATACTACATGTCGTTGGACTTTCAAAGCTATGAACGCCCAAGTCCTCAGATGGCAGCTGTCTTTAAAAGATTCAAGACTATTCAACTTCCTATTCCAAGAGATCTTAAAGAAAACTTTGATCTTGATGTTAATCCAAAGGCACTTGGCGCTAAAGCAGGTGGTTTAGCAGATCTTGGAACCGATCTATTAAGAGGCGCTGGCGCAGGCGTGCAAGGAACAGAGTTCGCTATTTTATACGGTGCAATTGCACAAGCTTTTGAAGGAAGTGCAGCAGATGCGTTGGGGCAAGCATTAGGTGCTGTACCAAACCCGCACTTACAAGCACTCTTTTCTGGTGTCGATCTGAGAACACATACGTTTCAGTGGACATTTGCACCACGCAATCCTCAAGAAAGCAGAAACCTTAAGGCTATTATCAAAGAGATTAAGAAGAACTCTTTGCCAGACTATAGTACTACTGGTACAGCCGCACTTCAATATCCACCGATGGTTGAAATTACATTAATGCCATGGGGCGATGATCTTATTAAGTTTAAAAAGTGCCTAATTAAAAGTGTATCGATTAACTATGCACCCGCTGGTCTTCCGTCGTTCTTTGCTGGAACAAGAGAACCTACCATGATTCAACTCGAACTACAAATGCTTGAGACTGAAATCCAGACAGCAAGAGACTACGGTCTACAGAGCGGCGATCGTGAAGATAGACTTGAGCAATTTAAAGATGCTCTCGAGAAGGGTGCAGATAGACTTGGTCTGACGCCGGTTATAGAAGCAGGCAAAGAGGCAACTCGATCATTGTATGAAGGCGTAAATCAAGGCACAGGAACAACCGGTATTGGCATACAGCCTGGGGTTAAAAAATAATGGGCAGATACTTTAACAGATTCCCGCTCGTAGACTACGATGGCGTGCCTGCCAAGAATATTCTGGCGCGGGTCGACTTTACGGATCAGACAAAGAAAGACATTTATGTCAACTTTGACTATGTTCTTCAGGAAGGTACGACGAGGCCGGATATTCTATCCTTTAACTATTATAACTCATCGCAATATGACTGGTTAGTCTATATGGCCAACGAGATCGTTGATCCATACCACGACTACTATAAGCCGCAGGATGATTTCAAGAAGTATATCGTCGGAAAGTATGGATCATCAGAAATAGCCAGAAGTAAGATTATGTTTTACCGAAACGACTGGGCTCCTGATGAGAGTCTAATCTCTGAAGCCGTATACGAGAATCTTGCTTCTAATATTAAGAAGTATTGGAAACCAAAACTAAACAATACCTTCCAGATCGTTGGTTACGAGCGCGTCAAGGAAGATTGGATAGTCTCTACGAATCGTATTGTTCAACTAACAGTAACAGCTGATATCTCTGGATTTAATATTGGCGATGTTATTAGTCAGCCTTCTGTGGATGCAACAGGTGTTCTCGTATCAAAAGATATAGATGCCGGCATATTAATCGTGCAGCATGTAGAAGGTGCGTTTGAAGTCTCTGTAGCAGATAAGATCTCTGTAGTTACGGTGTTAAATGAAAACATTACAGCCGGTGAAGAAGACTTCTGGGCGCCCGTGTATGC